GTCATCGGGCGTGATGATGCCCCTGGCCTGGAGCACGTTGATCCGGTCCTGCACGTTCTTGATGGCGGTGTTGACCGACCCGAACGCCTTCGATCCCTCATCCCCTGTGCGGGAATAGAACTGGCCCAGCTCCTTCACCCCGTCGCCCATCTTCTCCAGGGCCAGCTCTGAGTTCGCGAGGTCCACGGGGTTCAGGCCCAGGTCTTCGCCGCCCAGGGACTTCTTGAACGCCTCCACCTGCGCTGCCAGCTTGGCCAGCGCACCCTCCATGGGGAGCGTGTCGGCCGTCAGCGGCATGTTCTGGAGTTCCTTGGCGAGCTTCATCGCGCTCGCCTGCATGGCGATGATCTTCGACTCGCCGGCCGAGTCGTTGACGGTCGCCCGCAGCGAGTCCAGCTCCTCGGTGAGCTTCGCGGCCCCGCCGACCAGCATGTTGATCTTGTCCTCGGCCACGCCGATGTTCAGATCGGCGTCGATGTGGGACAGCGAGGCGGACAGTTCTTTGGCGTCCGCGTCCAGGCTGAAGATCTTGGAGGCGAGCTTGGTAACGTCGCCGTCCGCGTCCATGTTCTCAAGCTGCTTGGCCAGCGCGTCGGCGTTCCCCATCAGCCCGAGCAGCTTGGCCTTGCCCCGCGAGTCGTTCATGTCCACGGGGATGTCATCGAGCCGGTCCCAGATGCCGACGATGACTGCTTCCAGGTCACCGAGCTGACGCAAGGCGGAGCCGGTGTTGAGCTGGATATCTGCGCTGTGGTTCAGGCCCTTGAGGGCAGTCGCCAGCGCCGCGATCTGCGCTTGCGCGTCCTTCGTGTTGGCGGTGATGGGGATCGAGCCGCGCACTCCCGCCAGGGCCTTGTTCATCCCGGCCGTCGCGCTCGCGCGGAACAGGTCCGAGTCAGCGAGGATGGAGATGTAGGCTTCGCCAATCAGGCGACCTGCCACGGTGTTACACCCCCACTCAGTCTATGGTTGCAGCGTACAGGGCAGAGGACATGAAGGGAATCTTCTCGTGGAGCTGGCGCGCTGGCTGCTCCAGGAAAAGCGTCGGCCCGTAAGGCGCGTTCACCCCGCCGTATAGCTGGTTCGTCTTGGTGTATCCCATAGCGGAGTGAACGCCTCCCTTCAGGTACCCGGCCGAGCGCGGCTCGTAGGACGACGAGCGCTTGCCCCACGAGTAGTTCTCCGGCTTCTGCACCGGGGCGTCGGCCCGCACCATGGCCGTCATCTGCTGGGTCTTCTCCAGGATGAACTTGCCGACCGGCCCGTCCATGCTCTTGAGCAGGTCTTCTATGGCCGCGTCATTCCAGTCGATGCCGCTCATAGTGTCTCCCGTCTCTCCTGAGCCTGCTCCTCGCGGGTCTTCTCTGCCTTGGCCTTGCGGATCTCGTTCATGCCCGGCAGCTCCCACGGGTTGCCCTCGAACCCCTTGAGGCCGTCGATCTCCTCATCCTCGAACCGCCACCGGTCCTTCTCCTCGATACCTGCGGGGAGCTGGCCGGCCGCGCCCTCGTTGAACATGGCGTTGATCTCATCTTCGCTCAGCCCGCGAGCGGGGAGCAAGATGTGACGGTGCATCCACAGCGCCAGGTCTTCGTGGGCAGGGCGCAGTCCGATCTTCTCTTCGAACTCTTCGATTCGCTCGTCCAGCTCAAGCTCGAACTTGTGCCCGTTGACGCGCGCCGCGCGATCCTCTTCGCGCATGTCCTTGACGATGTGGAAGTACGCGACGTTGATAGCCTCACGGACGGTCATCTGCGAAATTTGCTTACCGCTGCCCTCGGCAAGCGACTGACCGTCCGTGTACCCCTGGTTAGCGATCAGCCAGCGGAGGAGCCACTGGCAGCCCCGGTAGGGCGTCCCGCCAGGGCCTCCAGCGCCGCGTTAGCGAAGTCGAGCAGGTCGCTCGCGTCGATCTTGTGGTCGCGGGTCCAGCGGCGGAAGTCGGCCCAGGCGTCCTCGGCCACCACGTCCTTGAGAACGTAGTAGACCGCGCGCAGGCCGTCAGCCGACGCCACGTCCACGTCGGAGGCCGCAGCCCACTCCATGAGGGGCATGATGCCCACGTCTTCGGCCAGCGGGAAGTGGCGGGTGACCTCGACCGGCTCCGGCTTCTCGTCCGGGTTCTCCTCATCCACCTCCCCAGGCTCGAAGCCGGTGAGCGGAACGGTGAGCAGCCCCCCGGCGTCCTTGGCCCGCGAGTTCTTGCCGACGCGGGCATTCGGGTCGGCGGTCTTGAGCTGCGTGCGCGCGGCAGCGCTGTCTGGCGAGTTCCTGCGAGGAGGCATTGACGTACTCCGATCACGTTATAGGATGAGGCTGCTCGGCCACGGTCCTGTGTGATCGGACGAAAGCCTCCGGCTGTAGGAAGCCGGAGGCTTTCGCTGTTGGCTCAGGAGCCGGCGATACCTGCGGACGGGTAACGCTGGACCTGCGACGCGGCGTTCCAGGTGCTCTTGAACGTCACGGCTGCGGCGACGCCACCGGACGAGCTGAAGTCCGGCAGGATGGTTCCGAAGTAGTACTGACCGGGAGCCGCGCCCTGGACGCCGAGCAGGCTCGGGTACAGGTAGAAGTTCCGGGACAGACCGTCGATCGAGGCGGTGTACGTCTGGGAGGTCGCGGTGTCGTAGAACCCGCTGAAGTCTCCCGACGCGTCGGGCAGTCCGGCGACCCACACGAGGTTGGTGTCACCGAGCGCCGTCACGTCCACCTTGGCGACGGTGAAGTTGATGGTCCAGTCAGCGACGAAGGCCAGCGGCGAAGCCGCCGAGCTGGTCAGCACGCCAAGGTAGACCAGGCCGTTGCGACCATGGATACGACTCACGAACAGTCACCCTTTCGAATGGTGAAGGTCGCTGGCCGGCTCCTGACGCGGGTACGCCAAGCCTCGGATGCTCAATCCCAAGGGTAGGTGCCCCTGTGATGTCCTGCAACACCCCTACTCGGGTGGACGCCATCCATGTTTGATAAGGAAGTCGCGGAAATCGCCGCGCATCTCCACGCCGGAGCCCGTTACGTCCACGGCGGAGGGCAGCAGGTCCAGGAGCAGCACCGGACGGCGGCTCTGGGAATCGAACAGGAGCTTCATCGACGTGACGAACTGGCCGATGTCGTAACCGTCGATGCTGATCGAGCCCTGGCCCGCTGTTACATCGATTTTCACGTTACCGGGGTGCTGGGGCGGGACGTTAGGCATCCTTGATCTCCGGGGTGTAATGCTGGCAAGGGCAGTCGATGTTCGTGCACCTGCTGTGAAGGATCTTCACGGCGTGGGCGCGCTCGGCCGGGCGATGGGTGCCGAGGGGAGCCAGCAGGAGCTTCCCGGCCTGTTTGCACTCAGGGCAGATCATCCGAACAGCCTCCTCATCCTCTTCCGGTAGCGCCGGGCACCCCAGGAAAGGTTCCAGCGCTTCGGCCGCGCCGCGCACGGTCCCTCGTGCCCCGGCCTGCGGCTGCACCACCAGCCTCTCGGCGGCAGCTTGCAGCCCTGGTCGTAGTACGTCACGTGATCCCCAGCTCGTCCATGATCTCGCACACGACCTGGGCCTGATTGTCGAACGTGCGGTCCTGCACCGCAACCAGGGCCTTGTCCGCCAGCTTCTCGCGCTCGTCGTCGTGGCTGACGTAGTAGCGGATCAGCTCCTCGGCCTCGGCCGGCGAGGAGAACGACGGTAGGAACGGGAACACCTCGTCGGACTCGCCGCGCGGGTCGCGGATGAAGAACAAGCCGCAGGCGGCCATTTCCACCTCGCGCGGACCCATCGCCCAGCCGCCGTAGTGCTGGGCCGTCTCGCCCTCCTGGCGGTAGACGTTGATGCCCATCTTGGTCATGCGGTAGATGCGGGCGGTCTCGGTGTTGTCCACGCACTCGCCCGGCTGGTGTCCGAGGTACTTGTACAGGCCCCAGTACCGCTCGTCCACGTGCTCCCAGCCGTTGCCGCCGAGCACGGTGTCGATGCCGTCGAAGTTGATCTCGCTGAAGAACTTGGCCCGCGAGTTGAAGATGGTGCCCACGAATGCGAAGTCGATCTCGTAATTGCGGGGCTTCGCCGGGTAGTGCACGGTGTCATCGAACGAGTGGGGAATGTAGGCGACCGGCCCCAGTTCCTTCCACTTCTCGAAGTTCAGCGGGTCATTGACCAGGTTGAGGTTGGCGAACGCGCCGCGCTTGGCCTGCTCCTCGTCCTGATACGGGCTCTCG